AGGCCGAGCGCCAGCAGCGCGAGGACGCCTTCATGAAATCGCCGCTCGCGATGGCGCGGCGGTATATCAAGCTCGCGCTCGCTGGCGTCGGAATTACGAGCTATGAAGATCTTGAGGACTTCCCGAAACGCTGGTATATGGACTGGCTGTGGCATGATCCGCTGGGCTGCCACGCACCCGATCTGGATGACCTTTTCCGTCTGGCCGACTGGGCGGGGGTGGACCCCTTCGAGATGATTGCCGGACATGAGCCGAGCAGCGTATGGCACAAGTACACCGAGGAGCGGCCGCCGGAGGGCGCTCGGGTGCTGTGTAATCTGTGCGGCTGTGCCGGACGGTATGGAGAGTATATCTACAAGGGTGGAAAGTGGTATTTCCCGGATTTGGACGATGAGGAGTGCGAGGCAAATATCCTCGTCAGCGCGTGGACGGAGGTGTTCCCGGAATAATGGCTGAATACATTAAGCGGGATACTGTCATAAGAGCGGTGATGGCAGCGAAATGGGTGGACGGTTCCGACGGTGCCATGGCAATGGAGATTGTTGCCTCGCCGCCAGCCGCCGATGTTGCTCCAGTGGTGCATGGGCGGTGGGATGATTCCGGGAGATATACGTTCCCGAGTGGAGCCGCAGCTGTCAGGTGCACCAACTGCGGCTGCGCACTGACAGAGAGCGAGTATCGCCTGAACAACTGGAATTACTGCCCTGTATGCGGGGCAAAGATGGACGAAGGACTAAAAAACATTTGACAAACCGAAATTTTGCGGATATTCTATAAAACTACACGCGGACGGGGACAGCCTCGTCCGCTGTGGTGTTCAATTTGGACACCGTTGGAGGGAAAATGAAGAGGAGAAAGACAATCCGAGCCGGACGGCTTGTGTGGGACATTACCTACACGGTGCCGCGGCCGAACGCCAACACGGCGCAGCGCAAGCGTATCCGCGAGGTGACGGAGGAGCAGATCCAACGCACCAACGCCAACACGGCGCAGCGCAAACTGGAAATGCTGATGGCGACCAACTTTGACGATACCGATCTGGTTCTGACCGTCACCTATCGAGATGCGGACTTGCCGGACAGCGCCGACGTGACACGCAAGCGCCTCGGCAAGGTGTTCTCGCAGATGCGGGCCTACCGCAAAGCGCGAGGTCTTCCAGATTTGAAATACATTTATGTGCTCGAGGGCAGGCACGGTGACCACCGGCCTCACGCGCATATTATTATCAATGCCGCAGGCGGTGACTTGGAGCTGATGCGGTCGCTCTGGATTTGGGGCGATGATATACAGCTCAACTACATCCGCGAGCGCGGGTACGACGGATGGGCCGGTTACTTAACCAAAGAGCGGAGAGAAGCGTCGCTCAACGGCAAGAAACAGTTTGTCGGATCGCGCAACCTTGACCGACCGGTCACAACCTATGCATGGGTGGACGACGGCACGACCGTTGATGCACCGCCGGGAGCACCGGTTCTCGATGAGGGCGGCGGACGCAACGAGATAGCCAGCTGCAAGTACATCAAATACCTGATACCGAAAACCATACATTATAATAGTAAGACAGCGCGCAGTCACAAGCGCGTTGATTCTGGCTTGGAACTGTCTATAACATATGACAGAGGGCCGGAGAAACAACGCCGAAAGGGTAGACAGGAGCGGAAAACGAGTGTATAATCATAAACAGAAGAAGAAAATCGTGTGCCCGCGATGCGGACGCCCGACACGCGTGCAGGTCACGCTGCACGAAACCCACCTGTGGCATTTCCCACTGTGGTGCGAAAAGTGCAAAAGCGAGTCCGTCGTCGATTTTGACGGCGTGAGCCAGAATCCATCGAGATCCGAGCCGACTGCGTAACATTCCCGTGAGGAGTGTACGCCGTCGGCTTTTTATTTTGCCGGAAAGGCGGTGCAGCCGTGACAGTGAAAGACATGATACCTGAGTATAAGCGCAATCTGGATCGGCTGCGGCAGCGGCGGCTTGATTTGCTGAGAGAGCGTGAGTTTGAGCCGAGCTTCGAGAGGCGGTACAAGTTGACCGAGCGCATTGTTCGGCTCAACAAGATCATCGCCAGCAGTTCAGCAGCGCTGCATGACATGATGGAGTACGACCATGGCTAAGCCCTGGGCGAAAGCGTTCTACAACTCGGCGGCATGGCGCGACACCCGCGAGGCCTACATGGTCAGCCGGCACGGACTGTGTGAGCGATGCGGCAAGCCGGGACTGATCGTGCACCACCGCAAGGCACTGAGGCCACAGGACATGAACGACCCAGCACGGACGCTCGGCTGGTCCAACCTCGAGCTGCTGTGCCATCACTGCCATGACATTGAGCACATGGCAAAGCACAACGGTGCACGCTGCGGCTTTGATGACGACGGAAACCTACTCCCCCCATTCGAGCCGCGGCGCTGACCGGCGGAAGACCGCACCCCCCACTCAAATTTCACCGAGTGACGGGTGCAGGAGGGGTGTAGTTGAGAGGAGGTGCGGCATGGGAAAACCGAAGGCCGAAACAAGAATAAAACGCGAGCGCGAGAAGCTCGCAGAAGTCTTTGCGAAAATGGACGAAGACAAGCGGAAAACCGCCGAAAAACTCATGGATAACGCGGCTTTTATGGCCGTAACTCTGGAGGATTTACGGGATTCCATCAACGAAAACGGCTGTGTGTCCGAGTACCAGAACGGCGAAAATCAGCACGGCACGAAAAAGTCTCCGGAGGTCGAAGTGTACAACACGATGATCAAAAATTACACCACGGTCATCAAGACGCTGTGCGACCTGTTGCCGGAGTCCAACGGGGAAATGAATGCCCTGACTGAGTGGCAGCGGACGGCCGCAGGGAAGCGTATCGGCTGATGGGAAAGCGCACGATCTGTCCGCTGACCTGCCCGATGATCAACAGCCAGGGATTTTGCGAAAGCGCCTGGACGCGGGCATCGCAGGTGACGGAGTGCCCGCACCGGAAAATGCGGGAAACGGTGTCCAATTTGAACACCGACAACGAGAAGTAACAACGAGAGCCAGAGGCCTTGGAGCCCAGAGCCGACAGACTGCCAGAGATGGTGCTGTCGGCTCTTTTTGTTTTTGCGCTGTGACGGACGGTATTGCCATTCCGTCCACCCATATCGAGTATATGGGCAAGGATACGGCGGCACATCCGGCAATGGGATCGCCCGGGTGCGTCCGTCAGAGCGCAAAAGCAGATGAAACCGGAGGAGGTGAGCAGTACGGCAGCCAAAACAGACCCCAGACAGGCGAGAGAACGTCTTGTCAAGCGCATGGAGCGCGAAGCCAAGAAAACACCGGCACCGGAGGGTGAAAACTGGCTTGAGCAGTACACCTGTCTGGTGCTGACCGGCAAAATCACCGCCTGCCGCAAGGTCAGAACGCTGTGTGCCGTCCTGCTCGACAAGTTGCGCCACCCGGAGAAGTACCGGCCGTGGGTGTTCGATGAAGCCCTGGCAAACCATCACATTGAGTTCGTCGAGCGGTTCTGCAAGCAGCCGCAGGGTAAGCTCGGCGCACCGCTGCGCTTGGAGCTGTTCCAGAAAGCACGCTGGCAGGCGATCTTCGGTTTTGTCGATGCACACACCGGTCTGCGTCAGTATCAAGAGTGCATGATCGTAGAGGGACGTAAGAACGGCAAAACGACCGAGTGCGCCGGTATCGAAATCGACCTGCTCGTCAACGACGGCGAGGGTGCACCAGAGATTTACTCCATCGCAACCAAGCGGGAGCAGGCGGCGAAGAGCTTTAACGCCTGCGTCAATATGCGAAAGCAGTCGCCGGAGCTGGCGGCGGCTATCCGCAAGCGGCAGAGCGACCTGTACTACCCGTACAACCTCGGCTTTATCACGGCGCTGGCGAGTGCAACCAACACACTTGACGGTCTGAACGCTCACGGCGTACTTGTGGATGAGCTGGCGGCTATCAAGAACCGCGCCATCTACGATGACATGAAACAGTCCATGTCAGCACGCGAGCAGCCGCTGCTGTTCTCCATCTCGACCAACGGTTTTGTGCGCGAGAGCATTTTTGACGCCCAGTACGAGTATGCCGCCGGTGTGATTGACGGCTCGATTGACGATGACACGTTCCTGGCGTGGATCTACGAGCTGGACGAGCGGGACGAGTACCGCAGCGAGAAAATGTGGATCAAGGCCAATCCCGGACTTGGCACCATCAAGAAAGTAGACTACCTGCGGCGCATGGTCAAAAAGGCGGACGCAGACCCGTCCTTCCTGCCGACCGTGCTGGTCAAGGACTTCAATCTCAAGGAAAATGCCGCGACAAGCTGGCTGACCTGGGCGGAGTGCTCCAATCCGGAAACATTCAGCATCGCATTCGACTACGCCATCGGCGGCATGGATGCGGCAGACAGCATCGACCTTGCGGCTGCAACGGCTATCTGTCAGCGGCCGGGCGACCCGAAGATCTACCGCCGGAGTATGTACTGGCTGCCGCAGAGCGTGCTTGATGCCGATGCGGCTGCCGGCAACCGCCGTGAGCGCGACAGCGTGCCGTATAGCCTGTGGGTCAAGCGCGGCCTGATGCGTGCCGTGCCGGGCAACAAGGTGGACAAGCAGGTCATGCTCGACTGGTTTATGGAGCTGCGCGACGAGGACGATCTGTACGTCCGCTACATCGGCTATGACCCGTGGCACATTGACGATAGCCTGCTCGACCGCTTCAAGGCCGAGTTTGGCGAGCAGTGCATGATACCTGTCCGACAGGGCACGCTCAGCCTGTCCCAGCCGATGAAGGACCTCAAGGCCGACCTCGGCGCCGGTCTGGTGGTCGATAACAACAACCCGATTGACAAGTGGTGCATGGTCAACACCGAGGTCCGCACTGACATCAACGGCAACATTCAGCCGGTCAAGATCACGGACAGCCGCCGCAGAATTGACGGCACGGTTGCGCTGATCTGCGCGTACAAGGTGCTGCAGGACCACTACGACGATTACGTAAACATGAATGAGGAGGCGTAACATTGGGACTACTTGAGAAGCTGTTCCCGTGCAGACCGCCCGGAGGGACAGCGCCGCGGGAATATTTCAAAACACTGACCGCCTACCAGCCGGTCTACACGACCTACCGCGGCGGCCTGTACGAAATGGAGCTGACGCGGGCGGCCATTGCGGCGTTTGCGCGGCATTGCAGCAAGCTGCACCTCGAGGTGACGGGCGACGCCCGGCCGGATCTGCGGCGCGTGCTCGGTATGCAGCCCAATCCGTTTATGGATGCGAGCAAGTTCCTTGCGCGGCTGGCGACCATCTATCTGGTGCAGAACAACGCCTTTATCGTGCCGATGGAGGACAGCGCCGGTCGGCTGATCGGGTATTATCCGGTACTGCCGCAGCAGTCCTCGGTGCGTGAGTACGGCGGCGAGCCGTATCTGCAGTACAGCTTCTGGGGCGGTCAAAAGGCCGCGATCGAGCTGAACCGAGCGGGTATCCTGACCCAGCACCAGTACGAGGACGATTTCTTCGGCTCGGACAACCGGCCGCTCATGCCGACCATGCAGATGGCGCAGACGCAGGCCGAGGGCATTATCAACGGCATCAAGAATGCTACGACCATCCGGTTTCTGGCTCGTCTGAACGGCAACCTCAAGGAAAAGGACATCACTGCCGAGCGCGAACGCTTTGCGCGGGACAATCTGGCCGGTAATTCGACCGGCGTTGCCATGTTCGACAGCAAGTACGCGGACGTTAAGCAGATCGAGTCGGCGGCGATGGTCGTCAATCCCAAGCAGCAGGAGCTGATCCGCGCAAGCGTGTTCGAGTATTTCGGCACTAACGAGAAAATCCTCACCAACACCTACAACGAGGACGAGTGGAATGCCTACTACGAGGGATTTATCGAGCCGTTTGCCATTCAGCTGTCGCTGGTGCTGACGTCCATGACGTTCACACCGGAGGAAATCGCGGCAGGTGCGTCCATCATCGCAACGGCGAACCGTTTGCAGTATGCGAGCAACCAGACCAAGCTGAATGTCGTGACGCAGCTGTTCGACCGCGGCTTCCTGACCCACAATCAGGGTCTGGAGATTTTCAACATGAGTCCGGTCGAGGACGGCGACAAGCACTACATCCGCAAGGAGTACACAGAGGTGTCCAATCTGGACGCCGTGGGCGATACGTCAAAGGAGGGCGACAATGGCGATCACACCGGAAACCCGTGATTACCGCACTTTTGAGGTGCGGGCGCTGTCGGCAGACGGCAGCGGGGAAGAACAGAAATACCGCGTGGAAGGGTACGCGGCGGTTTTTGATGAGGAAACCGTGCTGTACGAGTACGACGGCATTGAATACAAGGAAGTCATCGACAGGAGCGCGTTTACGGGAGCGGAGATGCGCGATGTCGTGATGAATTATAACCATGGGGGTAAACCCGTGGCACGAACCAAGAACGGCACCTTACAGCTGACTGTGGACACACGCGGTCTGCGTATTTCGGCTGACCTGTCCGGCACCGAGGAAGGGCGGAGGCTCTACGAGGAAATCCGGGGCGGTTATCTGGATCAGATGTCGTTCGCGTTCACCGTCAACAAGCAGGAATATGACCGCGCAAAGCATCTGCGCCGCATTACCGGTTTCAAGCGGGTGTTTGATGTGGCGGCGGTGGATATTCCGGCGTACGACGGCACCAGTATTGCGGCACGCTCGTGGGCAAAGGCGGAGGCCGAGCGCGAGCACGCGGAGGCGGACAAGCGCCGCAGGCTGGAACTCAAGCTGAAAACCTATGGTATTACAAAGGAGGAAAAGTAAATGAGCAAGAATTAGAACAAGCAGGCGATCTTCGGCGGTTTCCGCAATCAGGTTGGCCTGCAGTTTTTTGCAGGCAAGAACCGCATGACCGAGATCGAGGAGCGTCTGGCGGCAATCCGCACCGAGATGGATGCCGATGGCGCTGACCTTGACGCGCTGAGCGCGGAAACCGACGGTCTGCTCGAGGAGCGCAAGACCCTGCTGGGACAGGCAGAGCAGCGCCGCAATCTGCTGAACAAGATCGCAAACGGTGCGGGCGGCGAGGTACGCACGTTCCAGCCGCAGCCGACTCCGCCGGAGCAGCGCGAGTATGACCGCTCGAGCGAGGAATACCGCTCCGCATGGCTGAAAACGCTGGCAAACAACGAGCTGACCGAAACCGAGCAGCGTGCATGGTCTACCGCAACGGCTTCCGCCGGTCCGCTGGTTCCGACCCAGACCGCGAACACCATCATCGAGAAGGTGCACCAGTACGCACCGCTGCTGGACAAGGTAACGCTGCTGCGCGTGCCGGGCAATGTCACCTTTGCCGTTGAGAGCGAGCAGGCGGATGCAGAATACCACACCGAGAATGCGGCTATCACCGCAGCAGAAACCGGCCTGACCAAGATCAACCTGTCGGCGTACGAGATCACCAAGCTCGTGCAGATCTCCAAGTCCGTACAGCAGATGGCGCTCGATGTATTCGAAAACTGGCTGACCGATATGCTGGCGAAGAAGATCGCAAAGCTGATCTCGGACACCATCATCAAGGGCACCGGCACGGATCAGGGCACCGGCATCGAGAAGGCGAATACCTGGGGCGCGACCAACTCGGTCACTGTCGGCAAGACTGCCGCACTGACCAACCAGAACGTGCTCGATCTCATCGCACTGCTGCCCGGCGGCTACGATGCAGGCGCACAGTTCCTGATGAGCAAGAAGACCCTGTTCACCGACTTTATGCCGCTGCAGGACAAGTCCAAGAACGACCTCGTTCGTATCGAGGGCGGCAGCTACTACATCTACGGCTATCCGGTGCTCATCGACGAGCGCATCGGTGACCACGAGGCGTATCTGGCTGACCTCTCCACTGTCATCGGCAATATGCCGGAGGACGTGACCATTACCTCGACGTTTGACGTCAAGACCAATGCGTTCCTGTTCCTCGGCTGCGCGATGTTCGACTGCAAGCCGTCGCAGGCGGATGCAGTCCGCAAGCTCGTGAAGGCGAGTGCCTGATGCTGACGCTCGACCGCTTTAAGCTGTACGCCCGCATCGACCATGCGGACGAGGACGAGCTGATTGAGAGCCTGATCCGGGCGGCAGACACTGCCGTCCGGGATATGACCGGCAAGGAGCCGCCGTCGGACAGTGATGAGCTGTTCGACACGGCGGTGCTCCAGCTGACGGCGCACTGGTACGAAAACCGCACGCCTGTTACGGACACGAGCGTGACACAGGTGCCGTTTACCGTGCAGACCCTGCTCAACCACATCGCCCTGTCCGGCCGATACCCGGAAAAGGAGGGCGCAAATGGCGCTGACCAATGATCTCAGACACCGCCTGACGGTGTTTAACAAGCACCAGATTGAAAATGACATCGGCGAAACCTGCTGGCAGTACACCGAGGACGGCAAGATCTGGGGTGCGCTGACTGTCATGTCCGGCAGGAACGAAACCCTGCCGGGCGATACGGTTCGCGCCGAGGTTACGCATAAGCTGACCATCCGGCCGCGCTCCTGCAAGCTGACCACGGCGACGTATTTCGTTTACGAGGGTCAGCGGTACGATGTGCTGTACTGGCAGCCGCATTACAAGCGCCGCGACCGTCTGGAGGTCATGCTGAAGCTGGTGGTCGAAGATGCGTGACGGATTTGACTGCTCTGAACTGATGGACTTTGCGGAACGTCTGGGGGCACAGCCGAAAGAAATGCTGAAAGCGCAGAAAAAGATGCTGCGTACCAGCGGCACAAAGCTGCGCCGGAAAACGGCTCAGCGTGCCCGGGCTGATGTGCGCCGTACAGCTGTCCATCGTCCAAAGTATGACCGTAAGGCAGGCGACTATCACAGAAGCATCAAGCGCGGCAAACTCAACAAAGAAGATGACACGCTTCGGATCCGAGTCTATTCTTCGGATGAAATCGGTCATCTGATCGAAGATGGCTGGACACCGAAACTGCGTGACGGCTCAAAGGGTAGTTATCAGGCAGGCAAAAAGGTGTTTGCTAAGGCTGCTGAGGAATTTGAACCGGAGTTTGAGTCGGCCGCCGAGGATATGGTTGACGAGTTGATAGATAAAATATGACAATCCGAGAAGTACGCGCGGCACTGACCGCGCTGTTAAAGCAAGCAGCACCCGGTGTTCCGGTGTCCAAATCGGACACCGACAAACCCGTGGTGCGCCCGTCCTTCAAAATCGACATTTTCCCGGCCGAGGGAAACGCCGCCTGCGGCGGTGCGCGGGAGCGGTCGATCGACGTGGACGTTTGGTACTATCCCGCCGAGCGGGTGGAGTACCTCGAGGAGTGCAGTGAGATGGCGGAACGCCTGATCGCCGCACTTGAAACCGGTATCGACACCGGCGAGATCGTGCTGGTGCCGGACGATACGGTCAGCACGACCATATCGCTCGGTGTGCTGGTGCTCCAGTTTGCACTCAGCTGGTGCGAGAGCGCCGCCGAAACCGGAGAAATGATGGAAGCCCTCGAATACTGAGAGGAGGAGTAAAACCAATGGCAATTACAATGCCGAAAATCGAAATCAGTTTTGAGCAGAGAGCTGTGTCGCTCATCGGACGTTCGGAACGCGGCATCGCAATCCTGATCGTGCGCGATGATACGGATAAGAGCTTCACGCACAAGCAGTACAGTGATCTCTCGGCGGCACAGGCAGACGAAAGCCTGTACACCGCAGATAACTACAACGCCATCTGCGACTTGCTCGGCTTTGCGCCGTATCAGGCGCACGTCTTCCGCTGCGACAGCGACGGCGCACTGGCCGATACGTTGACCGAGATCAGCAAGACCGTGAAAACCGGCTGGCTCACCATCGCCGGTCAGAGTGCCGCTGACGGTCTGGCGCTTGCCGCGTGGGTCAAAACGCAGGACAACACCAAGAAGAAAACCTACAAGGCGGTCTGCTATGACCTCACGACCCTGCCGGATGATATGCACGTTGTCAATTTCATCAACGAGAAGGTCACGTTCTCCGATGACCGCGGGGAGAAGGACGGCGTAGCGTATCTGCCGAGCCTTGTCGGCATTTTCGCCGTCTGCAACGTGACGAGAGGCAGCACCAATTATCAGTGCTCCAATCTGTCCGAGGTGCAGGAGGTCGAGGACAACGATGCGGCGCTTGGCACCGGCAAGTTTATCCTTGTTAACAGCGAGGACAATACCGTGCGTATCGCACAGGGCATTAACTCTATGACGACCACGGACGGCAAGACCAAAACCGAAGATATGCAGTTCATTGAAACCGTGGAAGCAATGGACATGATGAAGGACGACATTGCGGCGACATTCCGGGAAACGTATCTCGGCAACTACCGCAACAGCCGCGACAATCAGATGATGCTGGTGGCAGCGCTCAACAGCTCGTACTTCCGTCAGCTCATGCAGCAGAATATCCTCGACCCGGACTACGCGAACGCCGCCGCCATCGACACGGACGCGCAGCGCGCGGCGTGGGTGGCATCCGGCAAGAGCGAGGCTGCGGACTGGGACGATGATACCGTCAAGGCCAACCCGTTCAAGCGGACGGTTTACCTTGCCGCAAACGTCAAGATCCTCGGCAGCATGACGGATCTGATTTTCCCGATTACGATGGCGTAAAGGAGGACACGAGACATGGCAAATTTCAATCCGAACCGCGTGCTCCATGGCAATGAGGGCACGGCGTGGTTCAACGGCAAGAAGCTGACGACCTTACAGAGCATTGAAGCCAAGGTCGCAGCGGACTACGAGGACATCAACAACTGCGGCGATCCGGCAACCTACCGCATTTATAACGGTTATTCCGGCGAGGGCACGTTCACGGCGCTCAAGATCGACTCGGATGTGCTGAGCCTGCTGGGCGACGCCTATCAGACCGGCGAAATGCCGACTATCACGATTATCACCGCACTGACCCAGAAGGGCACGAATAAGGTGGAGCGCGTGGCGCTCTCGGACGTGACCATCGACGAGTTTTATCTCGCAAAGTTCGAGAAGAAGAGCAAGATCGAAGAGGAAGTACCGTTCAAGTTCGGTCACTTCTCCGTTCTGGAAACCATCTAATAAGGAGTAAAGCATGGACAAGAAGTTACTGGACGCGCTGGCGGCGAAGGCCGAGCAGCGCAAGGCCGATAAGACCAAGGCAAAGCAGTTCGAGGTCGGCGGTCAGCTGCTCGATTTTGTTAAGATCGGGCACACTGCGCAGCTGGATGCTTATGAGGCTTTTATTGAGGCGAGCGGCAATGTATCGACCTCTCTCAGCATTGCCGCACAGGTCATTTATGACTGCTGTCCGGCGCTGCAGGAGCCTGAACTGCATACGGCACTTGGCATTACCGACCCGTACGACACCGTTTGGGCGTTGATGAGTGTCCGTGAGGTTAATGTGCTTGGACAGCAGATTTTTGCTTGGCTTGAACTGCTTCCAGAAGACGAAAACGCCAAAGCAGAGCAGGATCCGGCAAAAAACTGATTGAGCGCGACCCTTTGTTAGATTTAGCGGCATTTTATGCTCCGAGAGGCATCACGCCGGAAGATATCCGTCAGATGTCTCTTGGAGATCGTGCGGTGCTGCGAGTCGCAAGGGCGCGCTATTATGAAGATGCAGTCAATATTGTAGCCGCCGGCATCGGCAAGGCATATACACCCAAGGAGGAACGTAATGGCGAAGAATAAAGTAATCAATACAATCCTCACGGTGCAGGATAAGATGTCGGGAGGACTGGTAGCAGCCGCTAAGTCCGCAAAGAAATCTGGCAAAAATATCGACAACAGCATGATTAAGTCCACTCAGCAGGTGATTGCTTTCAAGAATAAGTCGGTTAAGGCATTGACCGATGCCGCTAAGAATGGTTTCGAGTCATTAGCAGGTACAGTTAAGAAAACGGCTATCGCTGTAACTGCCAGTGCCTCTGCTGCGGCGACTGGATTGGCAGCGCTGACGCTCAAAAGCGCACTTGCCGCCGATGACCTTAACACTCTGGCAAAGCAGAGCGGCTTTTCTACTGCCGATGTCCAGAAATGGCAGTATGCATCGGACCTGATCGACGTGTCGATTGACGATATCGTCAAGTCCGCCGGCAAGATGAAGAAGAACATGATCTCGACCAGCAAGACAACGATTGCGGCATGGGATCAGCTCGGCATTAAGGTCAAGGACAGCAACGGTCATCTGCGTAACAGCACGACGGTCTTTTACGAGACCTTGACCGCGCTGTCCAAGGTACAGAACGAGACCGAGCGCGACACGCTGGCAATGACCCTGTTTGGCAAGAGTGCGGACAGCCTTGCGGGCATCGTCGATGACGGCGGTGCCGCCCTGCAGGAGCTGGCCGGTAAGGCTGAGAAGGCCGGCGTTATCCTCTCGCAGGATACGCTGGACGGCGCAAACGCCCTCAACGATAAGGTGGACACCTTAAAGGCTACCGTCAAAGGCTTTGCAGGCAAGGTCGGATCGGAGCTGGCCGGTCGTGCGTCTAAGGCGCTAGATGTTGTCGGCTCGCATTTTTCCAAGGCGTTCAACGTCAAGCCAATGGACTGGATGAACAGTAAACTGGATGGCCTGATGTCCGCTATTGATGGCTGGATTTCTTCGGGTGGGTTGGACGCTTTTGCGGATAAACTCGTAACCGGCGTGCAGACTGCTGCCCAAAAGGCTGGAGAATGGTTGACAAAGCTAAAAGACTGGATTGCCTCTGGTGGATTAGATACGTTAGCTGCTCAACTGGCCGGAGGGGTGCAGCAGGGCGCACAGATTGCTGCGATGATGATAGACAAGGCAGCGGCTGCGATGCAGTGGTGTCAGGCGCATACGGATACGCTGGTAAGTGTGCTCAAAGTGTTGGCTGGCGTGTGGGGCATTGGCCGGGTAGTTAGTTTTGTTGCCGGTATAATCTCTGCCGGACAGACGATCGGCGGGTTTATAAAGACCGTGTGGAAGCTGGTGACCGCCAAGGGCGCAGAATCTGCTGCGTGGATCCACAACACCGCCATGATGGTTGCCAACAAGGTCGGCATGGTGGCAAGTGCAGTCGCATCCGGTGTGGCTACTGGTGCCACTGCCGCTCTGACAGCCGCACAGTGGGCTTTGAACGCTGCCTTTGTAGCAACGCCAATCGGCTGGATCGTGCTCGGCCTGGCAGCTGTTGTGGCCGCAGGTGTGGCGCTGTATAAGAACTGGGATACCGTAAAGGCCAAGGCCGGAGAGGTATGGAACAGCATAAAAACAGCGTTCGGCGGCATCAGGGACAGTATTGTAAATGCGTTCTCGGCTGCTAAGGAAAAGGTCGCGGGCTTCTTCTCGTGGCTTAACCAGAAGATCGAGAGTGTGCCGATCCTCGGCTCCATCTACAAGGGCGGCAAGAATGCCGTGTCGTGGATTGCCGATCGGCTGGACGGCAACGCCATGGGCACGCCCTACTGGCGCGGCGGCTACACCCGTGTCAACGAGCGCGGCGGCGAAATTATGAACCTGCCGAGCGGCACGCAGATCATCCCGCATGATGTGTCTGTCAAGGCGGCAGGCGGTCGGAGCGTGACGGTCAACGTCACCATCCAGGGCAACGTGATCGGCAACCGGGAGTACACTGAACAGGTCGGTGAGTATGTCGGCCGCAAGGTCCTGGCGGCGCTCGGCAACACATAAGGAGGTGCGGTAAGTGTACAAGATTATTTTCAGCGTGAACAACAACGAAGAAGTCTGGGTCATGCCGCACTGTCCGCCGGATTTCCCGATTCCGCAGCCGGAGCAGCACCACGAGACCTACGAGGGCCTGAGCCGAGACTATCGCCGCATCGGCACGCTCGGTCTGCGGCACATGGAGTGGACGGCGCTGCTTCCAGTGCACCGATACTCCTTCATGCCGTCTGAGGCGTCTGCGGATGGTTGGGCGTATGTCGATTTTCTGAGCCGGTGGCGCGACAAGAAGGTGCCGTTCCGGCTGATCGTGCTCGACAGCAAGGGCGCGGCACGGCTTAACATGCCGGTGACGGTAGACAGCTTTGATGTCACCGTGCGCCGCAACGGTGATCTGGAGTACAGCATTGCCGTCACAGAATACAAGTTTATCAAATGAGGAGGTGCGCCGATGGCGGCAGGATATGTCGATGACCACAAGCTGATACTGTACCGCGACGGCGCACAGCCGCGCGACATCACCGCGTTTGCCAGTGATATGACGCTGACGGATGACCTTGACACACTGGCGGCAGAGCTTACGTTTACGACGTTTATCTCGCCGTGGGACAAGTACACGCCCAAGCTGGCGCTTGCACCGGGCGATAAGGTGCGCGTGACCAATCAGGGCAAAACGGTCTTTTCCGGCGTCATTATCACGGTGACGCTGGACGGCGGCGTTACCGCCTATGACCGCGGCTGGTATCTCAACAAGAGCGAGATCGTGCTGCAGGTCAACAACCTTGCCGCCGATCAGGTCATCCGCAAGGCGTGTGCCAAGGCGGGCGTGACAGTCGGCAAGGTGTGCAGCCTGCCGACCAAAATCACGCAGCTGTGGACCGGCTCTACACCGTCCGACATTATCAGCGATGTGCTGGACACCTGCACGTCTGCGACCGGCAAGCAGTACCGCCACCGCGTGGACGACAGCGGTCTGCAGGTCGAGGCGCTGCCGACCGCGCCCATCAAGGCATACCACAAGCCGGCGAAAAATATCGCCGCGTTTGACATCACATGGGCGCTCGGTCAGGTGAGCGGCGAGGACAGCATTGAGGACACCTACAACGCTGTTGTCATTGCCGCCGAGGACGACGGCAAGGCGTACATCGGCGCACAGGCCAGCAACGCGGCATCCGTCAAGCGCTACGGATTTATGCAACATATTGAGACCGTGACCGAGAACCCCGGTACGGCTGTGCTTGGGCAGATGGTCAAAAATCTGCTCAAGAATGCCGACAAGGTAGGGCAGACCCGCTCCATCTCCGAGATTTGGGGCTGTGATGAGGTACAGAGCGGCGTTGTTCTACGTTTTAACTCTCCGGCGTTTGGCATCAAGGGCAACTTCCGCATTACGCGCGTGGAGCATCACTACGGTGGTGCAGGGCACACGATGGCGCTGGAAATCACGGCGATCGAGCAGGTGCGAGCCGCCGCCGAGGGCAAGACTGACGCGGCAGCCATCAAGGCCGCCAGCACGGATAAGGTGCAGGTGTTCGGCTTGCCCGACCTGTCCGGCGGCAGTGACGGCGGCTCGGGCGGCACCATTGTCAAGGCGCTGTTTACCGCCTACTATCCGGCTAACAATGCGCTGGAGGGCGGTTATCTGGATGCACAGGGCAACAGGCTCGACCCAAGCAAGCACACCTGCGCCGCACCGCCGTCTGTGCCGTTTGGCACCAAAATCACGGTGCGCGACACGGGCACAAGCCTCGACGGCATGACCTACACGGTCAACGACAGAGGCGGCGCGATCCAGATCAAGAACGGCGTGTACCACTTTGACCTTCTGATGAGCAGCAACGCCGAGTGCAATCGCTGGGGACGCAAAAACGGCTCCGCGATCATCGGCGGCTCGGGCGGCGGCTCGGGCAGCGCGGTGTCGTTTATCAACACGGCACTGGGCGAGGTTGGATACAAGGAGTCCGGCAAGGACATCAACAAGTATGGCCAGTGGGCCGGTCACAACGGTGTCGCGTGGTGCGTCTACTTTATCTGCTGGTGTGCGTACAAGTCCGGCGCGCCTATCCCGACAAGCTACGGCTACGTTGGCGATATGAGCAGCTATTTCAAGGCTCGCGGCAAGTACAAATCGGCAGGCAGTTACAAGCCCAAGGCGGGCGATCTGATGATTCAGGGCGACCGTCACATCGGCATTGTAATATCTGCCGGAGCATCAAGCTGCGAAACCGTTGAGGGCAATTGCAGCAACTCTGTCAAGCGTGTTACTCGCAGTTACGCGGAGATTTCCGGTTTCTGTACGCCGTGGGGATAACACAAGATATTGTATACTTGTGGATAACACTGTGGAAGATGTGGAAAGGAGTGCGTGCCTATGGCATGGGATACGGCACTGGCGCAGGCCATCAAAGGCACAAGCCGCGCCGAGGCAAACCGCAAGCCGCAGCCGTGGTACAGAGCCGAGGTTGTGCAGGTAACGCCCAAGCTGATCTTTGCGATTGCAGACAAGGAATTTAAGTTTGACAGCAGCACCGGCCTGATTATGACCGCGACCGCCCGCGCAAAAGAGTGGAAGGTCGGCATGCAGGCGGCGGCCATTCTGCAAGGCAGTGAGCTGCTGGTTTTAGATTCTTTATAGGAGGTGTCGGCTATGGCCGATGTGTTTCCGGTCATTCCGGAGGAGCTGCCCGCGCAGGTCGCGGAGAGCATTGGGCGCTCTCCGGCGTTTGTGTTCCACGAAGACGGCAGGTCGGGCAGTTTCCCGCTGATCGACGGCGCTCTGGTCGAGCGGCAGGGCGTGGAGGCGGTCAAGCAGTGGCTTGAGCTGATGCTGCGCCAGAAACCGGGTGCAATCCCGATCTACCGGACGAGCGGCACGACCCAGCCGGGCGTGGAGGCGGTCAGCCTTGACCGGCGCGTGCCGGAGGGCTGGATTTTTGCCGAGATTGAGCGCAACGTGCGGGAGACCGCCGCGTTCTGCCCGGCCATCCGGTCGCTCGACAGTTTTAAGTTTACGCGCGTGCGGCGCGGCGTGGAGGTACGCTTCACGGTTCGGCTGCACACCGGAGAGAGTGAGGAGGTGACGACGTATGTCAGCGAGTGAGATTTTAGACGAGATGCTCGGCAATATGCCGGAAAGCTATCAAAAGACCATCGGTTTCCCGACTTATGACCTTTTAGCCGCAGTCAGCCTGCGGATGGAGGGCACGGACACAACGATTGACGAGGCCAGACAGCAGCTTGACCCCGAAAACCTGCACGACAGCGCTCTTGACCGTTACATCTATCCGCGTTCCGGCCTGGAGCGCAAGGCCGCGACCTTTGCGCACGGCAGCCTGACCGTCACCGGCACAGGCACGGTCGAGCAGGGCACGCTGTTTGAGTCCGGCGGCGGTGTTCAGTATTATGCGACAGAGACCGTAGCCATTGAGGGCGAGGGTACTGTACCGGTCACCTGCACGGTGGACGGCACGGCAGGCAACCTGCCCGCGCACAGCGTGACGCAGATGCCGGTGGCAGTGCAGGGCATTGCCTCGTGTGATAACCCTGAGCCGATTGGCGGCGGTTATGCCGAGGAGTCGGACAGCGAGTATTATGCACGCTATCTGGTCGTTCTGCGCACGCCTGCTACGAGCGGCAACGTGTACCACTATGTGCAGTGGGCGCTTGAGGTGGCCGGTGTCGGTCATGTCAAGGTGTTCCCGCGGGTGCAGGGCGTCAACACAGTTGATGTCGTAATCGCGGACAACGCCGGTCAGCCTGCATCGCCTGCACTGGTTAAGTCGGTGCAGGACTACATCGACCCGGACAGCGAGGGAGCCGGTAGGGGACAAGCTCCGATCGGTGCACAGTGCTTTGTCACTGCTGCAACCGGCAAGGCCATCACGGTCAGCTGCACGGTGACCAAATCGGACACCGTGACCGAGGACATCCTGACGTCCGGCATCAAGGAGAGCGTTGCGGCCTATCTGGCGAGCACGGTCTTCACACAGGACTACATCAGCTATGCACAGATCGGTGCGGCCATCATGGACACCCCGGGCGTGATTGACTACGCCGGCTTAAAGGTGTCCGGCGGCATTGTGAATATTGCAATCGCGGAACGTGAGTGTCCGGTACTTGGCGAGGTGACAATTACCTATGGCTGAGTTTGACAACATACGGAAAAGCCTGCCGGTGGCGTACCGGACGGACAAGTGGGTGTGCGACCTGCTTGCCGCGATCCAGTCGCTCGACGACACGCAGCGCGAGCAGATGCTCGACATTACGCAGCAGCTGTTTCCGAACAGCATGACGTGGGCGCTTGCCATTGAGGAGCGCGACGCCGGACTGGCCTCGACCGGCACGCTGGAGGAGCGCCGCACGGCGCTGATTGCACGGTGGCGCGGCTCGGGCAAGTGCGACGTTGATTTGATTCAGCGCGTGTGCGACAGTTGGAAGAACGGCGAGATCAGCGTCGGCTTTGCGAAGGGTGTGATCCTGCTGACGTTTGTCGGCGCGTATGGCATCCCTGCACCGGCTGAGCTTGCCGCATTGCAGGAGGCAGTGGACCGCGTGATTCCGTGCCATCTGGCAAGCAAATATCTCTGGCGCTGGATTCTCGTCCGCGAGGTTTCCGCTATGACGGTCGATGAGCTGCAGTCGCACCATATCAGCGATTTTGCGTTTGAGGAGTGATACAGTGAGCAAAACGACAAAAAATCTCGGGCTGTTTGAGTATGAGAAGGACAAGGACGGCGCGAGCACGTTTAATATCGAGCAGGCCCTTAACGGCAACTGGGACAAGCTGGACAACGAAGTTGCAGCGCGTGTAAAGACCACGGAATTGGCTTCCGAGGTCAAGAAGACCGTGAAAGGCGGCAGTCTGACTGCCTCTGATCTGGGCGCGGTATCGGCGAAGGATAAGGGCAAGGCAGGCGGCATTGCAGGTCTGGGCGCTGACGGCAAGGTGCCAGCAGCGCAGCTGCCCGCGATGAATTACGAGGGCAAGGGCGCTGTAGATACGCATAACAAGAGTACAACCGCGCACAAGGCGCTGTTCGATAAAAAGCTCGACAAGCTGACCGGCAAGAAAGGACAGTTTGCAGGCTTTACGGAGGATAACGTAGTCGGTGCGATGGATGCCCCAAACGGCGGCGAAAGCGACTCCGGCGTTGGCGAGCTGCAGGACACCGAGATGGAGGTCGGCACGATCACCAACGCAGGGGCGGGCTGGAACACCTACCATTTTAGAGAGGCGTTTGAGGGCATCCCGCAAGTTGTATGTCAGGCCGAGGACTTTGATGGCGTTGTGCTGGTCAAGGACATCACCGCCGAGGGATTTTTGTACTGCCTGCGTACCTTGCAGACCGGAACTTACTATATCGGTACTGAGACGGGTACCAACCCGTCTCACAAAGAGACCAAACTGGTCAGCGGCACAACGACCACGGCTGACGCAGTTAAAATCAATTACATTGCCGTAGAGTATGGAGGCGAAAGATAAATGTTAGCAAATCAGAGCGATTTTATGGCGTATGCGGGTGCGTTTAAGTCGAATTACCGCAAGGGTATCCGCCGGATGGAGGCGATCCTTGCAAACCCAACCCATGCAAAGGAGTTTGCCGCCAACCTCGGCGGCGTCAGTGTGGTGCTCGGCGTGCCGATCGAGCTGCCCGACCGCAACAGCGACAAGCTGCTTGAGCTGCTGCTCGGCAGTGATGTGGCAGACGATGCGGTGCTGACATGGATGCACCAGTTCTACGAGTTTACCGACTGGGACGATCTGCTCAGCGATTCGGCTCGCTGCAAGGAGCTGGCAAATAACCAGCTGATCTGGCGCGCGGCTGGCGGCAGCAAGCTGGCCGTTGGTAAGTCGGTTGCTACGCTGGCGGGCCTGTCCTGCTCGGCGTATAAGGATATTGACGCGGTAGTGGCTTCTCAGGTTGCTATGGCGGCAGTAGCTTCCTCT